GCAGAGGCGCGGCTTTTAGCAGCCTGGGAAAGGAAAGGAGTATCCATTGGGCTAATATCGTAAATGATGTTAGCCAAGTCTTCGCGGTTACCAATCGCAGAAAAAGTGGTTACGGTATTTGTTGGCACTGCCATGATTCAATCCTCGTTATTTCATTAAAGACCTAATTGCAGCTGCCGCAGAATTCATGTCGCCCTTCTTCCTAAGCTTATCGCGCATTTCTTTGATCTTGCGATCAGTTACTTCCGCTTGTGCTTTTGGTGCTCCAGGTGACGATGACTTAGGCGCAGCCTTAACTTTTTTACCTGATATGTCCTGGCTTTGTATCTGGTCCCAAAGCATGGCTTTTCTGGCTAGCACCATCAAACGATGGTCAGAAATAGCGTTAAGCTCGCTTTCGTGAAAGCCCAAATTAGTTAGCGTTTCGGCAATTTTCGGATACTCGCGCTGTACCGTCGCCTCATCCAACCATTCTGGCACTTTTTGACGTAGCTGCTCCTGCTCCTTCGCCAAGTATTGTTGATACATGGCTGCTCGTTCCGCTTCACGCTTAGATTGCAGCTTTTGAAACTTATCAACCTTGCTTTTGATGCGTTCGAACTTTTTCAGATACTCGTCGGGGTCATACTCTCGAAGCTCTTTCGCCTCATCCGAATCAAGCCAATCGACTTCAAGATTCATTACGTCCCTTGCGTCGTTTAAGCTCGCATCGATTTCAGCAACTTTTGCTTCAATCGCTTTACGTTGCTCAGATAGGTGCATGGTTTTTTGGGTATAGTCTTTACCCATCATGTAACCTTTCTGAAGCTCATCTAAGGTGACTTCTAGCTCTTCACCATTGACTTTGACTCTGTATCGGCCTTCACCTGATTCTGTGTCGCCTTCGGCAGTTTCCTCAGCTTCAGCTCTTACATTGTCTTGCTTTGCAACTTGTTCGCTCGCAGGTGGCTCATTAGGCTCTGGATTGAACATTGCTCTCATGCGCGATACCGCGCCCTCAACATCCGTGGCTCCCGTTTGGGTTGGCTCACTCATAAAATTACCTCAAATTTACGACTTGTTTAAATTTCCGCTTAAGCTCGGCTAGCCGTGATTCGGCTAATTTCCCGTTCGTAATACGGAGTTTGAACTTGCGCTCAAATTCATCTATTGCTTTTAGCTGTAGGTATAGATATTCCCTCTCTTCCTTCTGCTTAAAGCTTGATGTTCTAATGTTTGTGTAGACAGTATTCCGCAACTCGTCAAGCGCCGCAACTATCATGGGGTCTTTGAGCAGTTGCCTAGCACGTTCTGCTTCGGCCATCGCCTGCCTTAAATCAAGCTCTTCGCTCATACTATTGCCCCTGGCACATTTTGCTGATATTTCAACTCTAGCTCAGTTAGCTTAGCAAGGTAGTTTTGCTCGAATTGCTGCTGCTTCTGCTGCATCTCAAGCATCATTTTTTGCATTTCAAACTGTTGTTTCTGTTGCGTGTCAGTTAGCTTGGCCTGCGCCCTAATCTGCTCAACCTCTGCCAATGGGTTCTGCATTTGTTGCTGCATAGCTTGTAGTTGCACAGATAGCTGCTCAACCTGCGCCTGTAGCATTTGTTGAGGCTGTTCAGGATTATTAAAGTACAACGCTGCATCCTTAAGCCCGACTTCGGCCGTTAAGCGATCAAGCGTGTTATACATTTTGGCCTCATCAACAATCATCGAGCCTTGCTGCTTGAGAGCACTTTGTATTGCAAATATGGCATTAAGGTTCACGATCTTTTCTTGTCGATCACCAGCGCCTAAGCCAACATCGATACGGCAATCAAGGTTGTAGCGCCATGACGTTGGGTCTATTTCTAGCGGCTGACCAAGCACGCGAATTTGCATAGCGTCATTCTGATACTGCATTGCAAGCTTCACGATCTTGCGGAATATATCGCGCACACCAGTATCAGCAAACAATCTAGCGATCATATCTAGGCGTTGCTGTGAGGCTTCCATAATGCCCTTGAAGCCAGTAGCAGTTTTGTTAAGCGCTTCAGAGTCCAAGCCTTGGTTGTAGCGAGTAACGCCTGATCGAATCTCTCGCATCACATCCACGTATTCCATCATACGCAAGATTGGCTCAGCTATAGGTTGCACAGATAACGGCTGCAAGCTATCACCGATAGGACCGTCATCATTAACGCGGATAATACCACCAGCACGAGGTGTAAGCAGGTCATCCAGGTCTACACGCTCATTAACCACGGTTCGCATGTAGTTAGTCTGATAGACGTTGTTAAGCGCTTGGCGCATAAGCGTTGATTTCAGATATTGAATATCTGCTACTTGCTCGCCAGGGCATGAGCCAATAGCGCGGTGCGGGATAGGGATAGGCACCACAACGCAGAATGGATGCTCATCAACGTGCTGCCAGCTTAGAACGGTGTTACCAGCTCGGAATACTTGGCAGAGCTCAGCCACGCCATCACCATCGGTATCCATGTAGACGTAGTATTCGCCCAAATAGATAATGTCATTGGATGGGTCGCCAGGATTTGTATCGTAAAGTCCGTCATAGTTCCAGTATCGAGCGTTTTTCTCGTCGCTAATCTGGAAGTCGTAGTATTCATCGGCGGGTAACGTTTCGACAACATCCTTATCAAACCCCATTTGTATTAACTGGCTGCGGGTTTTTGGTGTTCTATGGCCGATAAATCTAGGGTTCTTAAAGTCTCTTGCAGAACGGCATATTAAGAACTCTTCCGGCGGAATGTTCTCAATCTTTGTAATGCCTTTTACTTTTGTACGCTTAACCTGAACATCAAATACAGTAATAGGGATGCCATTGATAAACTCTTGGCGTTCTTCCTGCTCTTCAATCTCAGACTCGTCATCTAACTGCAAACGCTGTAGTTCTAACTGAGATAGGCCGCGATACCGCTCCTTAGTGACCTCTTTAGCTTCATCCCAATACACCTTTACAGTGCCGGTATATTGCAGCAAAGCGTCCTTGAACATGTTATGGAGAATCATTACTCCATCGTTCTGGCGGCTGAATATGTGATTGGCGTATGCAGTTTTCTGCTCGGCTTCCTTGTCTTGCTCTGCACGATCACCATCAAACATAGCCACATACTTACCTTGAGTAAATATGCGCACCAGAGAAGGCAACATACCCTCAATAACGTCTGATACGTCCGAGGTAACAAACTGGCTCTGCCCTTCTATCTCATCACCATAAGGCAGACAGTTGTAATAGTTCATGAGCTTAGCGCGATCTTGCCCAATCTGAGACTGGAAGTCGATGCTGTCGCTCTCTTCAGCGCCGACAATCTTATTGATCTCGCTATCACTCATTTTCATCTTTACGTCTCCTGCCCCGCCTGGGTTTTTCTTCGGGGTTATTCTCGGAATTATAGTGCTGTTCTAGCTGCTCTAACCGCTCTAGCAACTCTTTTATGGTCTTCTCTAGCTTAACTACCTTTTGGGTTAGCTCAATGCTCATAAGTTTGGCTGCTCAGTCCATGTAGCTGACGGGTTCGTTTGGTCTGTCCACGTGCTGGCGGGTAAGTAATCCGTAAACCATACGGCAGTTTTAAAGGTAATATCATCCAGAGTAACCGCCAACGTATTAGACGCTACAGCGCCATTCGCTAAAAAGGTAATACCGTCTAGCGTTAACGACATTACAGCGTAGTTATCGACTACCTGAAAGGCGTTATTTTGAAAGGCGTTACTTTGAAACGCTCTCATGGTTTATCAGGCCACATGATGGTGTCAGGGAATCCATCTTGGCTAGGCACATCCCGCAAAGCTTGTCGGTATACCGCCCATGCGTCCTTATCGACCTGTGCATCAGCCAGTTGCGTCCAATCGCACTCTGATAACAGCCTATTGCGCTGCGCCCTTACAGCTGCGGCTTTGGCCTTATAGTCTGCGTCTAACTCTTCAGGAGTCTTAGGCTCCACCATGACGGTGTAGGCTATGCCGTTTTGAATGTACGGGATGCTAGCTACAAGCTTTTCTGTAGCTCGATCATGTGGAAGCCACGAGGTTACACGGTAAGCACCATTCTCACGCAAAAACTCATCGTTAGGGCCAAAAGCAGTAAATGAGGTATTTGGAAAAACCTCTCGGTAATCTGCAATCGTGCCATTTTTGAATATCAGCATAGCGGCCTCTATTTATCAGGGAATGCCCTAGCAGGCACGGTAAAGTTTGCAGTGTAACGCGCAACGCCTTTTGTAATGCGCAAGTCGTCTATGTAGCCTTTCATCGGATATGTGGTTCCAAAAACAACACCTACTCTTGCGCCAGATTGAGTCCAGCTTGTTGAATCAGTTCCAGATTTAATTAAAGTTCCATTTTTAAATAATCTAATAGTGGTTCCACTTCTTGTTGTTGCTACATGAGTCCATGTGTTTAATGAAACAGCATCTCCTACATCTGAAACAATAATTTCAGCCGTATAACTAGAAACCCTTATTTTTTCATCCTGCAACTGAAATTGAATATCTGTGCTGCCTGTTCCAGCTGAACTAAAAATTCCATGATACACAGGCGTTCCATCTGTAATATAAATCCATGCCTCAATAGTAAAATCACCACTTAAAAACGCAAATTCTCTGTTTGAAGGAAGCGTTAACCAATCACCAGTCCCATCAAAATACATTGAGCCAGTGCCGTACTTAACAACAGACGTACTTATCTGCGCATTGCCTACAGTCTCTAAATCATTCTTGCCTGTATTGTCGAATATGGCTGCATTGGTGAAGCTGGTTAACAAGGCTGTATTAGTAATGGCTGTAAGTGGCGCTGTAGGAACCGTAATTGATGTATTGCTTACACCGTAAACATCGCTGCCTTTTACAAATCTTAGACTGCTTATATAGCCTGTTATTAAATTTGTTCCTGATGGTATAGCACCAATCCTTACAATGTTTCTTGTGGTTGGCATTGTGTAAGCTGCTGCGCTTGAGCCTACTGATGCACCATTTAACCAAAACCTGGTTGTTGTTCCATTATATCCAAGCGCGACATGATTCCATTGTCCGGCAGCTGGCGCAGTTGTGCTTATTGATGTTGGGCTTCCTGAGGTATTGAACTGCGCATAAAGTGTTCCAGAATCTATAACTATTAAAACCTGATGCCCATTACTTGTTGACCAGCTAGCAGCCCCACCACCTCTTCCAAAAAGTGTAGCATTTCCTGCTGCTGACTGATAAAACCAACCTTCTAACGTATACGTCGAATCTGTATCGAACGTATTGTTATTCGTAACATCAAGATAGTCACCAGTCCCATCAAAATACGCACTTCCACCATTAGTTGACGCAACATAAGCAGCTGTTGGTGCAAACGGAGAAAACGCCGTTACTGCTGTATCGCCATTACTGGTGATCGTAAACGCATTGCTTGAATTATCTTTGAATCTGTTTGATTGGCATGTTAACAGTGACGTATTTGTTATTGCAGTTAATGGCGCTGTTGGCGGAGTAAACGCACCTGTATATACGGCTGTGCCTTTAACTACGCGAAAGTTACTCATGTAACATGTGCTTATTGGAAAAGCTGACCCACCAGCAGAGCCAATGCAAAAATCCGAAGCATTATCAGGGATTGTGGCAGAAGACGTAACAGACACGCCAGAAACACCATTTATATACAAATTAAATGCTGTTCCGTTTCTAACGATTGCAAAATGATTCCAAGCGTTTCCGTTAAACGAAACAGAAGATGCCGTGTTTATCCCCCATGTGCCGCCAGTATCTACCAGCAAACTAGGCGTCAACCCTGTTGACCCATAATATAAAAGCACCCCTCCAACAGTTGAAGAGTTTGCTCTTTTTGAAACAATGCCTGTAGACACTGCCGCATTGCCAACGGGGTAATACCATCCTTCTATAGTGAAATTAGAAGAGCCCATATCTAACGCTGCATTATCTGCAATGCTTAGATAATCGCCCGTCCCATCAAAATAATTAGACCAATAACCATCAGACTGGCTAAACGGGCTAAATGTACCTTGTGTGGTATTGCCATTGCGCGTGATAGTAAAGTTGTTTGTGCTGCTATCAATGAACGTGTTATTTTGGCCGCCGTTAGTGCCATCCCCATGAAGCAGCAATACAGTCTGCTTAAAGTTAGGGTCAGTAGGCGCTGAATTACCAGCTGCACGTTTCATTTGATGCGATTGCATTAAGCAGCCCCCACCAGTGCGCCGTATACCTGCGTGCTTACTTTCCAGAGCTCAATAACGGTGTACTTTGTGGTATCAAGTGTAGGCGCAGAGCCTCCTACCCACACAACGCCGCCAGAGCCAAATGTAGAGTCAGTCCATGTGATCGTGTACGCGGTACCATCGAGCACCATGAGCGTTACGCTTTCGCCTGCTGCAAAGTTAGTAGCTTTAGGTGTGCGGTTTGCGCCAAGGGTAATAAGCTGAATCGAACCATTACCAGGGTCTATCTCAAACGCAGCGCCATCCGTAATAGTGAAAATATCCTCAAGGATAGTGCCGACAATTGCAGGGTCGGTAAGCGTCTTAACGCCGGTAATGCTTTGTGCGCTGGTCAGGTCTACAAGCGTAGTCCACTGCACATCGGTAGCGCCGCTATTAAGCGTAAGCGCTTTGCTGCCATTGCCGGTATAACTAGGCAGCAGGTTTACACGTGCGTCTGAAGCGGTAGACGCGCCAGTGCCGCCATCAGCCACGGCAAGATCGGTAATACCAGTGATTGAGCCGCCAGTAATGCTTACGTTGTTCGAGGCTTGCTCGGCCATGGTGCCAAGGCCAGTAAGCGTATGGTTGGCGTTCCAGTCACTAGGAAGCACTTGTCCTGCTGCCGAGGCTGTAGGGTCATCGGCAATCGCTGATACTTTGGTATGGGTAACTACGACTGGCATTAGCTGTTGCCCTCCGTAATCGTGGCAGCGCTCACTGACACTAGATCATTAAGCGTAATGCTCGTGGTGCTAAGGTTGATGTTTGCGCCGCTTGTTGCGACGGTCAAACCTTCCATGACCAGTGTTGTACCGTCAGACTTGTAAATACGGGCAACGGCTGCTGTGCCCGATGCGGTGGCTGCACCCACGCTAATGGTGTTAAGCGTAAGCGTGCCACCAGAGGCAGCAGGGGCAAAGGCTGATGCGTTACAGATTAGCTCTACGAGCTGAGAGGCGTAGCCAGCTGTGTAGATGCGAAGCTTGGCCGAGGTGCCAGTAAACGAGGTAATTTGGTCAGCGCGGTTATTCCGCAGCGTTGTATTGAGCGTGACGGCCACAGCTTGCCCTCCATTGAGTTACCCTAATGTTAGCACACGCTAGGCCAGCTGTAGACGCGGCGTGAGATCGCGGGTTCTGCTGTTTTTGCTAGCCACAGGATAGGCAAATGTTAGGGCTAACGCATCAGCGCTATCAGGTGAAGCTAATCCACGGCTTTTCATCTTCTTTTTGCTCTCTAAAAAGATCGCTCCGCTTGAATCTGTCTCTTCTCTAGGGCTAATCAGGTCGGTTTTAAGCTTTCTATCATCAGGAATTGAGGCTGATTTAAGCCATTCGCGCATATCGCCCCACATTTCAGCCCTTTTGTTGCCCCAGGCGACCTTATTTTTCCATTGCCCACCAAAATTGACGCCTCTAACCTTATATCCCTGCTCTTTTAGACGGTCTACAACGCCATAACCCAGGCCACCTTCATCTATATTGACCAATGTGGGCCTATATTCCTCCATAACCTGGATAACGCGCCCGACAACCTCCATCAAATCATCGTTGTCATAGCGAATAACCTTCACCAGGTCGCGACCTTGGCGTATAGCGATAGCAGTTTTGTCTCCACCACGCGCAGGGTCAACGCCAATAATGATAGGAGCGGTGCCATCCTTGTGCGGTTGGCGCTTAATAGCCTCATCGACAATACGAGGGCCGATAAACTGCCCATCACCTTGGCTTGGAAACTCACCATAAACCTCAACGCGCGCCTCTTTGCTGTCAGCGCCGTACTCCAAGATGATGCTTTCATAGGCTTGCTTGTCGGTCCCCTCTACATTCCTGGCATCTACCTGCTTGTGGTGCCAGAAATCGCGCTTACTGTTGAAGCATTCAAAGAAATAACCCTGATTACGGCGCGGGTTAGAGAACGCAAGCCAATAACGGTCAAGGGTGTTCTCAGTAAAGAACCCTGCGGCTACAGCCCATATAGGGTCTGGTATACCTGACGCCTCATCGAATATCAGCATAACGCCATCATGGTTGTGGACACCGGCGTAACCATCAGGGTTTTCCTCAGACCATAACTTGCCATCGGCCAGCCAGTAGCGGGTACCTTTCTTGAGATCGCGCTCGACTAATTCTGTGAGCCATTGCGCAGGCATAAGGCGTGTAGCGGAGATTTCCCACCAGTGGCTATTAATAAGCATGGCGGTCCATTTGGATAACTCACCCCAGGTAACAGACCTTAGTTGCGCTTCGGAGTTGGCGGACACTATCACCGATGCCCCGATTCTCGTAGACATCATCCACAACACCAGCCACGCAACCAAGGCTGATTTACCTATGCCGCGTCCAGAGGAGACGGCTTGTCTAAACGTAGACATATTAAGTTGGCCTTTATTGGCCCTGATATGGTCTCGAATCTGGCGTAAAACCTCAACCTGCCATTTGCGCGGACCTTTGAATTTCTCTAGTGGGGTGTTCTTTTGCCCCCAGGGGAATACCAGCATAACAAAGCGCTCAGGGTCATCCGCTATCTCGGGAGACCATAGCTTAGACATTAGCGCTTGTTCGTCAGTGGCGGAGTATCGAGGTTTTTGCATGTAGCACCTATAGATGGTGCCTGTTGACGGGTCAGGCTCCCGCTAACGTCACGACAGGAGTTTTGAGCATGACGTTAGAACTATTCTGTTTCGCCCTCAATCCAGGTATCCAGGCGGTTATTGGCTTGCTCTAAAGCCTGGGTAATAGAGATATTTGTCGTAATCTCTACCTGGGTTTTTTCCTGCCATCCAGCGCGGGTCTTAAGCCAAAAGATCATGCTTTGGTTATCACCCGTTAGCGCCTTTTGGTATAGCGTATTAGCCACCTCAAGGTTCTTTTGGATGCTGGACCTATTGAGAATATCGCTGTAGTACTTAGTTAGCGTTGGCTCCCCTATCCCTAGATACTTAGCTATATCCTTTTGAGGCACACCAAAGCTACTCAGCGATTCCACGGTAGCGGCGTGTTCATCATTAGGGATGTAATGATTAGCCTTAGCCACAGCCAGCTTCTTAGGCTTTGTACTTTTAGGCTTAGAAGGAACTACGCCATCTAATCCTAGATCATCTATCGATATCTTCATGCTTCACCCGTATTGCATCCTTAATAAAAGACAACAACGCATTTATCAGCAATACCGCAACCACACTCATAACTATAGCAAACAGCACAACGCCATCAGCCACCTTGAGCATTCTTGACGCTAGGCGCTCCCACATAGTCTCTGAGTTCACTGATATGGCTCCACTTTCCTCGGGCAAACAGGTATGGATTAACAATATACACCCCTTTCCCGCAGCCCTTCTTGGATAGCCAACCTAGCTTATGCAGCTTCCATAGCTTGTTTCTTACCACCTGTAACCCGTACCCCTTCGCCTGCATCTCCTTCAACGTCTCATCCGTAAGCCGCGTCCTACCATCGTAATCAGCATCCATCAGCAACCTGGCAAACAACATCAGGCATTCCATCGGCACAGCATCAAAGAACTCACGAGAGACGTACCACTTACAATAAGCAGGCTCCTTAACCCCCCTAACCTGTGGATAATCTGTGGATAACACCTCACCAGTACCCACATCCACATACTTAAAACCACCCATTGTTTTTGTCCGTATCTGCATTGCAGCGCTCATTTTAACCACCCAACGTTATCCTAGCCATTTAGAATAATCAATACAGGTTAGGGATAACTCTGACATTCCTACATATATCAATAACTTACTGAAGTTGTCCCTTCTATTATTCTGGTAAGTGTGGTCATTGATAAGGATGGAGATAAAGACTGATCAAGTGACCCCTAAGAATGACCCCACTGATCTATAAAAAAATAAAAATTTGTGCGGGGGGTGTATATATATATTTATTAAACGTCCGTGAGGGGTATACCCCCTTAAAAGCCAGGCCCTATACACAC